TTCAGACAGATCTGCGTGTCGGCACAGCCGATAACGACATCAACGCCCTGCGTTCAAACGGTTCAATCTCACAGGGGTATCGTGTCAACCACTACTTGACTGACAACGATGCGTTCTTCCTGACCACGGATGTTCCAAACGGCATGAAGCACTTTGTCCGTACAGCGATGTCAACATCAATGGATGGCGACTTCGACACAGGCAATGTTCGCTACAAGGCCCGCGAGCGCTACAGCTTCGGCGTTTCAGACCCACTAGGCATCTACGGTTCTCCGGGCGCCTAAATAATACTAGGGTACAAACTTTTGATTGGGCGCCTTTCGGGGCGCCCTTTCTTTTGCTATAATCATTGAGAACCTTGACAGTCGCATGGTGCGGCTGACATTTGCCACGACAAGGAGTTCCTCATGGCTAATACTACTTTTTCGGGTCCAATTATTTCTACTAATGGATTCCAATCTACCGGCATTGCATTTGCCGACCTCCCCGCCGCATCGGCTACAACAGGACGTATCATCTTCTGCTCTGACGCCCGTAAAGCTGCTGAAGGCGCTGGCGCTGGAACCGGAAACCTTGTGTTTTCTGATGGCACCAATTACATTCGCGTAGACACAGGCGCAGTAGCAGCTGCTTAATAGGAGGCGACAATGTCTTCTTTTGAAGTAAAGGCTTATAATGTTGCTTTAGGCGCTGCTCCAGTAGCTGTTGGCCCATCAAGATCCAGAATCAAAGGTGTCTTGGTTTATGGGACAGCTGCGGTTTCTTTTACCCTAAAGAGTGGAAGCGCCTCTGGAGAGACGCTTCTTGATCTTACCCTGCCTTCCGGATGGAATGATGTTTACATTCCTGACAACGGAATATTGGCAGAGGAAGGCGTGTTTGTTTCGGCATTGACCGGTACTGGCGCCCTCGTAACTTTATTGTTGGGTTAAATGGCTGGAAGAGAAGTACATAGCGCGCATAGACACCTTAGCGGTGCTATGGTCACAACAAGAAACAGATTAATGGGCGTTGTTGTGAATACTTCATCAGGGGCAACTGGAGACGTTGTGTTTTACGATAACGCTTCCGCTGCCTCCGGCAAAGTTCTTCTTGAGGTTGATGAAAAAGCACAAGGCACTGTAGACATAATCATTCCCGGAGACGGGATTTTAGCCAAGAACGGTGTTTATGTCTCATTGCCAGCCAACGTAACCGCTACAATATTTTACATGTAGGGGGGTTGCAGTGCCTAGAAAAAAAGAAACCCCTATAAAAACGTCTGTGAAGTCAGGTAATTTTCGTGCCACCAAAAAGGGCGCGGGTATGACCGCTAAAGGCGTTAAGGAGTATCGGGCCAAAAACCCCGGCAGCAAGCTCAAGACAGCCGTCACAGGCAAGGTAAAGCCCGGTAGCACCGCTGCTAAGCGCCGCAAGTCTTTCTGCGCCAGATCCGCTGGTCAAATGAAGCAATTCCCCAAGGCTGCAAAGAATCCAAATAGCAGACTTCGGCAAGCTCGCAAAAGGTGGAAGTGCTAATGGCTGAGAAGGTTGAAGTAACGCTTGCTAGACTTGAAGAGCGCATAACTCAAATGCAGGACGAGGTTCGCCATGTCCACAAAGAGGTCTCTGAGCTAAAAGCTCAGGCAAACCGCTGGAAGGGCGCATTCTGGGTTATGTTGTTTTTTGGGGGGGTCATTGGCTCTATTGGTCACATGGTAATAGGCTGGATGCGATGACTATAAGCAGATCTAATATTGGAAGCCAAATGAAAGGCAATAAAATGAAAAAGAAAGTTAAAAAGATGATCGGAGGCGGTGAGCTTCTTGGGTCAATAAGCCCTCTGGCTGGAGCCATGACAGGCAAGGGCATGATCGGTCGTGCTGTTGGTAAAGGGCTGAAAAATGTAAGTCCATTAGCAATGATGCTTGATGCTGCAAAAAAGAAAAAAGGCTCCGCTAGCCCGGCAGCAGACGCCGCTCCAGAGGCTGGCGCAGGTATGGCCGCAAATCAAATGCAGGGCATGACGCCTATGAAAAAAGGCGGTGCTGTTAAGAAAAGCAGAGACGGCATTGCACAGCGTGGTAAGACAAAAGGGCGTGTTTGCTAATGCTTAAAACTTACAAGGGTAAGAAGGCTCCTGCGGGATATCACTTTATGCCCAATGGTAAGTTAATGAAGGATTCCGCCCACAAAAAGTCTGGCGGCTCAGTTAAGCGTAACTACAAGGGTGAATATGCAAACTACCAGTCTACAACTGAGCAAAAGAAGCGCCGCGCAAGCCGCAACACGGCCCGTAACAGAATGATTGCCGCTGGCAAGGCCAAGAAGGGTGATGGCAAGGATGTCGCCCACAAGAACGGCAACCCAAGGGATAACAGCAAGTCAAACCTAAAGGTTGTGTCTGCCGCAAAGAACAGGTCTTTCCGTAGAACATCTACGGCAAGAAAAATTAATAAGAGGGCCTAATGGCAAAGAAGGTGGAGAATGTTCGTGTCCAACGGAAGCGGATTCGCCGTCCCGGTCAGCACAAGAAAAATGTCAATAAGCGAAACAAAGTTAAGCAATTCTTCGGTTAGAGTGCATTGTAAGAAGTGCCAAAGGTGCGGGCAAGATTTAAAAAGTGTGTTTGTCCACGGGCATGAGCAGTGCTTATCTTGCGGGCAAGTTGTGTATGATTGTTGTCAAGGAGAGGTGTCATGCGAGCAGCCAAAATGATGTGTGGTCAGCGCAAGAAGCCTATTGCTTTAAAGAAGGGTGGAAACCCGGTTGCAAAGAGCTTAGCAAGCCCAGCGCTAAAACCAAAGGTGATTAAGCCAAAAAAAGGCAAGGGCGCCTACACAAGGAAGGGCAAGGCCCTTCCTATGTCTTCTGGGGGCAAGTCAACGGTAAATAAGGCTGGGAATTACACAAAGCCCACCATGCGTAAAAGTTTGTTCAACAAGATTAAGGCCGGTGGTAAGGGCGGTGCGCCCGGACAATGGTCTGCAAGAAAGGCCCAAATGCTAGCCAAACAATATAAGGCCGCTGGCGGCGGGTATCGTGATTGAGTTCCTGCTTGTTGTCTATATGGGGCAGGGAATAATAGACCAAACCCAAAGGTTCATTGATTTAGATAGGTGTTTATATTTCGCAGAAAGGCTTTCTACACAAAGATCAATTCAAATAGAAGGGAGATCAGTAAAAATAACGGCGCTGTGTAAACCAGTTCCAAAATGAGGAAAAAATGATCGCTGAAACCCTTGCTGGTATTGCTCTGGTTAAGACTGCCGTGGATGGAATTAAAAGTGCAATTGGGACAGCGAATGATATCGGGGATATTGCTGGCCAAATAGACGCATTGTTTGCCGGTCAAAAACAGGTAAACGAAGCCAGAAATAAAAAGTCAGGCGTTGGTCTTGGGGATCAGTTTGGCGTAGAAAGTGTAGCCCGTGAGGTGCTGGACGCTAAGATAGCGGCAGAAAAGCTACAAGAGGTAGCAAGCATGGTTGACATGCGTTTCGGTCCGGGTACTTGGCGTGGTATAGTAGATGAAAGGGCAAGAAGGTTACAGGAGGCCAAAGAGGCAGCATTAGCAAGGCGTAAGGCGGGGGCCGCTCGCCAGAAGGAGATGGTAGATAACCTCATAATGGGTTTTTCTATTTTTGCCCTCGTTGTTGTAGTTGCAGGTCTTTTTATTGCCGCAATAGCGTTAAGTAGGTAGGGAGTGGTATAATGCCATTAAAGAGTTCGCAAAAAAGCCTCAAGGCTTGGACAAAGCAGAAGTGGAAGACAAAAAGTGGAAAGCCCTCCACCCAAGGACCAAAGGCAACCGGAGAGCGGTATTTACCGGCATCAGCTATTAAAGCCCTCTCACCAAAGGAATACGCGGCCACCACGGCTGCTAAAAGAAAAGGAACTAAAGCTGGTAAGCAGTTCGTCAGCCAGCCTAAAAAGATACGAAATAAAGTAAAGCCGCATAGGAAGGTCAAGTAATGGCTGTAGTAACACCAGATCTACCGGAGATCTTTGAAGAAGCGTTTGAGAGAGCGGGTCTTCAACTTCAAACCGGTTACGATCTCAAGACCGCCCGGCGAAGTTTAAACCTGTTAACATTGGAGTGGCAGAACCGTGGACTTAACCTCTGGACTATCGATTCTGGGACGCAAGCTCTCACTGCTGGTACAGCAACTTATTCAATGCCTGCGGACACTATTGACCTCATTGAGCATCAAATTAGGACAGGCACTGGCGTTAATCAAATCGACACTAATGTCGAGCGCATCAGTGTGTCAACTTACGCTCAGCAAAGCGTTAAGAACACTGAAGGGCGCCCTTCTCAAATTTACGTCAACCGTCAAGCGACAAGTGTGCAAGTTACTCTCTGGCCTGTGCCGGATGTTAGCACATACACTCTCGCGTATTATAGACTTCGTGGAATCTCTGGCGTCTCGTCTGGAGTAGGAAACACTGCGGATGTTCCCCCACGTTTTGTTCCCTGCTTAGCGGCAGGATTGGCTTACTACATAGCGATGAAGAAGCCAGAAGTAGCGGCGCGTGTGGCACCGCTTAAACAAGAGTATGAGTTTCAGTTTGAATTGGCGGCAGCCGAGGATACAGACTCATCGTCCATAAAGTTCGTGCCATACGACACGTTTTATCTAGGAGGCTAATATGCCCACAAAGTACATGAACAGAAAACAAAAGAGGCCAATCGCCCCTGTGCAGGGTCGGACACAAGCGGCGCCAGATCAAGATTTTATGGGGACGCGCCCTCTAGTTGACGAAGCGGCAAATTCTAATCGCAGTAAAAGGGCGGCCAAAACTCCTGGTTCTGGTCTAGGATACAAAAAGGGCGGAAAGATGCCTCTGCCAAAGCCAAAGCCACGGCATGCAAACCCGAAGCACCCAATGAACACAGAAAAGACGAAGCCTTTAGGCAAGGCCGCTGGTGGATCAATGAAAATTAAATCAGGAGATACTCTTTCTCAGATCGCTAAAAAGAACAACATCTCATTGCGGGATCTTCTTTCAGCCAACCCAAGCATAAAAAATGCTAATCAGATTCGTGTTGGTCAAAGTATCAAACTTCCAAAAACCAAAATGACTGGAAGCTCAATTGGCGCAACACGCAATCCATATAAAGGCATGACAAAGAAAGATATGTCTGACTTAGACGTTAAAAACAAAAGCGCTAAGCGGCAGCAAGCTGTTACTAGTCGTAGTCGTGTTTCAGCAATGGATGAGCTAAAAGCCAAGGCAAAAGCCCCAAAGCCCCAGCCAAAGCTAGGAGAAGCTAACGTGGATTCAGAGGAGACCAAAAAACAAAAAGCCTCCAGAACTGGGTCAATTAAATCAGCTACTACCGCAGAAAATAGTCGCCTTGAGGCCATTCGCCAAAAAGCTCGCGGCAGAGCTGACCGCAGAATGGACGGCGGATCAATGAAGAAAAAAGTACGGGCGTACAAACATGGCGGCTCTGTATGCCGTGGTGGCGGCGCCGCAACAAAAGGAAAGCGTTTCGGTAGGTCTGGATAATAAATGACAACCGCTAGAGGAAAATATGCCTACGGCATCTGCGATAAGACGGGATTTCGTTACAAATTAAACGAACTCGTCTTTGAGGTGCGTAATGGCATAAAAACTGGACTAAGGGTTGGCAAAGATGTTGCCGACCCAGACCAGCCTCAGAACTTTATTGGGCGCGTAAAAATAAACGACCCACAGTCCATCAGAGACGCTAGGCCAGACAGAAGAGAGCCGGAAGCAATATCAATGCTATCCAGCAACCCATTTTCCACTGGGGCGCAGGGAAGCGGCGTAATAACGGTTACTGAAGTCAATCACGGTAGAAGCTCTGGCGATACTGTGAGGCTCAGGGGAACTGAAACATTTGATGGTATAACTACAGCGGTCTTGGAGCTTGCATCAGGCTATACAATCACTGTGGTTAATGCAGATACATATACTGTCACAGTGGCCGGTACGGCTACATTGGGTGGAGTAAGCGGCGGCGGAACATTGGCAAGCGCTGGCCCAGTAACACCAGCGGCGTAAGAGGAACATATGTCTTATACATACGGACAGCTAAAACAGGCCATACAGGACTTTACAGAAAATGATGAGACCGGGTTTGTCTCTAATTTGCCTGTGTTTATCCGCGCCGCAGAAGACAGAATCTTAGTCAATGTTGACTTGGAGAACTTTAGAAAAAATGCGACATCATCATTAACACCAAACGATGAATACTTATCTACGCCATCAGACTTCTTGGCACCGTTTTCTTTGTTTATCCAAACCTCAGGGAGCGAAGGCTTCCTTCTTGAAAAGGACGTTAACTTTTTAAGAGAGGCCTACCCCGACAGAACTGTAACTGGGAAGCCGAAGTATTACGGCTTCTTTGACGCTACATCAACTGTCGCATCTGGGGCGGTTCAGGCAAACTTCATCATGGCCCCCACACCGGATCAGGCCTATAATGTGGAGTTACATTACTATTATCGTCCAGCGAGCCTGACCGCTGGCGCAGATACAGAATATACATGGCTCAGCAGCAATGCTCCCAATCCACTACTGTACGGTTCGCTAATAGAGGCGTATATTTATATGAAGGGTGAGCAGGATGTTATATCCATGTATGAAGGTCGCTTTCAAGAGGGGCTATCTAGGTTAAAGGATCTTGCAGAAGCAAGGGAAAACGATGACGCATACAGGCAGGGTCTACCTAAAAGACCTCGTACATAAGGAGTAAAATACGATGGCAACATCAAACGCGGCAACCACCTATCTGGAGAGACG